CTTCACCGTCGTCACACCCACAAAACTCACAATCAGGATACGATAAATTTGGTACCTTCATTTTTGTGAAACTTTTCCACAAATTCAAACATTTTTTAGCTGCGTCCAAAATATCATCAACTGAAGGGCATTCAATAGGAGGCCCAGCACTAACAAAAGGAATCGCATCAACAATGTTAATAATAAAATTAATAATTCCACAAACAATTAACACGACAAACCCGACCACAATTGCGATAATTGCAAGTACTGGTCCAAATATTAATAAGAAGAATGCAATAATGTGCATAGTTATTAATAATGAATATAATATTGGTCTAAAAACAAACATCATGATGTTGAATAGGAAATAAATTAAGTCAAACCTATATACCGCATCATTTGTTGGGAACTTATTATTATCACTTGAGCATTCGGTATCTAATATATCTTTGACCGCAATAACTCTCCAGTTACCCCAACCATTTCTGTATTGAGTAATTAATTGTGAAACCGTATAAACTTTATTGTATTGGAATTCGTAGAATTTGTCCTCACATTTAATTGCATCATTAATCATCTGATTACCTAATGTTGTTCCTGTTTTACCATAGTCAGCCCAATCTAAACTAAATGCGTATGACCTTTGAGCCGCGTCTTTATTTGCAGAACTCGCACCATTATTAGTGATTGGGTCAATGTGGGCCCCACCACTAACAGTCCATCCGTACTCTTTAACATTTGGAACTAAAAAATACCCTCTTTTAATCGGGTCCGCAGATACTGATGGTGATTGATTCCATTTAACCTTGAATCGGTATTTACCTCTGGTAGGTATACCTTTTTTAGGGTCATCTGAGATAACTTGTTCTCCAAATTCATTTGTAACCACATAATCTAAGTTCATTGGTACATCGACTAACCAAGTTCCGTTATCATCAATAACTTGACCACCCGATTCTAAATCAACCGTTTCTAAGATTGGTCGTCCGTTAGAATCCTGAGCGCTTGTTTGTCTAATGGCTAAAATCTCACCAGGGCCCGCAACTAAGGAACATAGTGACCCTGAAGTTAAAGTTGGCTTACAACTCTTCTTAACATAATCCTCTTCTTTAGATGACACCAAAGACCCCATAAAAATTGCGGTAGGCGTAATATCTATATTGGCCTCACCCGATAAATCAAAATCGGTTCTTGTAATACCTAAATTACATATTTCAGGTTGACCCCATAATGGTTCAACTTCAAGGGTTCTGTTAAAGGTAATGATTTGAGGCAATTCTCTTAGGTTTGTCGACGCTTTAAAGTAAGTTCCCGCAACTTGAGATGGGGTGGTAACCCCCATTCTAATTAAATCCTGTGGTGATAGAGAGAACTCACCAATATCTGAAAGGTCAATATCAACAACAACAGTTTGGGACCCGACAGGTACCCCAAATATCATATAATCACCACTATCATTAGTTACCGCATTATACTTATAGTATTTGTCGTAAACTTCAATAAGACTCGGGTTAATTAACACATCTTCTCTTGTAAAGAAGGTTCCCGTAGGATTGTGACCACCATGTTGTCTTTTATACGGTAATAGATTGTATCTATAACCATCTTCATTTAAATCGGCTAAAGTTTTGTAAGGATATAAATCAGAAATAACAGGGTCGTTTTCGTCCATACTGTCCAAAGGAACGAAAACAGAAACTTTTGCATTCGGAATACCAAAACCATTGTTAACACTAACTCTACCAACTATAACTCCATAGTCGGAGCACTGTCTTGTGTAAATTTGACTTTGTAATATTTTTAGAGAAAGAATCTCTAAATATTCAAACTCTTGGTCAATTAAAATCTTAATTGAACTATCAACGCCTGGTTTGGTTCTTATTCTGTACGAGTTGGACATGTTAATCTTTTTTGATAAATAGTTTAGATACTATTTTCAAATGATAATTCATTTATTTTGAAAATAAATTATCAAGAAAAATTAACCGTTTTTAAATTTTTGACCCTAACATTGATATCTTTGTTAGGATATCTAATTTGATAAGTCTGACTTGGCTCTGCAAATATGGTGTCATCAACTAACCCAATCTGTTTTGTATTCGCATCTATGTAGGCTTGTGATGTTTGTGACGAAGAGTATTGACCACCAACCTTATTAAAGAATAACATATCTGAAACCGCTATAACACCGTTTTCACTTTGAACTAATCTTCTAAGGTCAGACACATACACATTTTCACCCATCTGTCTGTTACCAGGACTGAAGAACTCAGATATAATAGTAATGATTTGAGAAATAACCGCCCCTTGGTTTTGACTATTATCTAACACTACATCAATAGTAACACCTAAATCAACAACATTAGCACTTTCAATAGAAATGTAATCATTAATCATTCGATAATTTGAGAGGTAGTTAGCCACATTATTTTTTAATGTATTTGACACAATTTCCGTTAAATTACCAGATTCATCGTAAGATAACATCTGAACTTTAATTTTATTATTTTCTTCAGTAATTGCAACTTTAGCGGGTGCACCAAATTGTGATGGCATTGTTCTAATAATAGAATCATAGTCATTAACTGTCACCGCTCTATTTTGAGCCGCAAAGTTAAACGCAACTAAGTTTCTCACTTCTTCAGTTGTTGGGTAATTAGCCCCACCAATTGCCGCAACAACGTTAGTACAACGTAATGAATTAACAACACTTGTGTTAACCGATTCTGATGGACCATTAACAAAGAATGAAACTGTTCCTATTTGATTAATAATGTTAACCCCCAAATTAGTACCTGTTCCACCCCCAACTCGGTATTGTACAAATAATGTACTATTTGCCTTAAGAACACTACCTAAAGCAAAGTTATTTGAGTATTTATTTAAATCTAAAGTATATCCATTTCTCGCAAACTCTCTTAATTGTTCGTCAGCAGATTGACTACCTCCACCATAGGTCATTTTGAAAAACCCTTCAGGTGTGTACTCAGTAATAAATTTATCATTTGTTTGGACGTACTTACCTACCTTAATACCTGGCTTATCTGAAACTTTCGTCGGGTCTTCAATGAAGACTCTGTCTTCAACTAAAGCTTTAACTTCATACCATCTATTATCAGCACCTAAAAATTCTTGAGTGGTAGGAATATTGGCGTATTGTGTGCCATCTTTTAATAAAACACTTGTAACACCTAATACATTTTTCTCAGGTAAAAATATTTCTAAAAATGGTCTAACATCAGACGATGTTATAACTCTTTTGAAGACTTTTGTAATACCGTTAACAACAGTTTCTCTTTTAACAATTGTGTAATTTATTAATTTATTGTTGGAATCAAAATTAGGTATTTTTAGTCTATTAGGGTAACCTTCTGCATTTATCGCTGAAGCAAAGTCAATATCGTAAATTGTTTCAAAAACTTGTCCCGCACCATTAACTTGAGACCCTCTTCTTAAAATACCACAATATCTTAAATCTTCTTTATCACCGAACGCGGGCACCGTAATTGAGAAATCAACTAATGATACTGATGGTCTAAGACCTGGAACTTTTAATCCGTAAGTTCTTGCAATATTAAAAACTGAAGACCTTTGTTGAGCATATTGTAATACAGTCTCCTGAATACTTCTATCAATATTAAATTGTAAGTTATCCGTTACGGCGGCATTTAAATCTAACAATACCGAGAAAACCGAGGCATCATTAAAATTATCAATAGTGTCAGGATAATAAGTTCTTGTAAAATTTATTAACTCAGTTCTAATTGATTGGAAATCTCTAGTAGTGTATGATATTTTCTTGTTAGCCATATATCATTAAATATTTATAATTACGAAATCTGAATTGTTAAACGCGTCATTAGTAATGATGTAATCAATTTTAACTCTTGCAGTATGTTCTAAAGTACCAATACCTGGAACTCTATAAACTCTTTCGTCGTTGTCGTTTATATAAGTACCCTTATCTTCTTCCCCTTCGGACGCCGCACTTATGTCAATCTTAGTGATTGTTATTCCTGGGATATACTCTTCAACAGACGCTCTAATTTCCGCTTCAATTTCCGAAAATGTAGGACCATCTAAAGGTTCAAATATAAATTCATATAGTCTTGTTCCAAAATCAGGTAAATAATATCTAGTACCTTTTCTAGTCAATAAAAGATGAATTAAGTCAGTTCTTATTTCTTCATCATTTATCTCAGAAAGGTCTAAATACTTACCATCATAAGAATCTCTGAACGGGAAATTAATTCCATATGTTGTTCCATTTGCCATATCAATAAATATAGTGTCGTGATTATTTCTTATAAATAGCGTAAAATAAAAAATCACGACAGTTTGCCGTGATTAATGTCGTGATTTTCTATATTATATTAAGACCCACACCCAAAACATTCAAACTCTGAATCCGTTGGTTTAACTGTTGGGTCAACTGGTATAACATTCACTTTTGGTGTTTGTTTTTCAACTTTTGGTTTTTCAACTTTAGAAATATCCATTGCCAAGTGTTTTGCCCCTGTAGAAATTGCTTTAGTTCTAACATAATAACAAAGTGTTTTTAATCCTTGTCTCCATCCGTGGAAATGTGCGGATGAAATTTTAGGTAATGTTGGTGCCGACATATAGATATTCATTGATTGTGATTGGTCAATAAACGGACCTCTATCCGCTGACATATCAATCAATTCTCTTTGAGAGATTTCCCAAATAGTTTTGTATTTTGGAATTAAATGTTCAATACGTTTAACTTTCTTATTATAATTCTTGTCTTCAGGGTCTAAGTAATGATTGAAGTTAATTCCTTGAACTGACCCTTCATTCATAATGATTTCATTTTTTAAATCCTCAGACCAAATACCAATTTTTTCAAAATCACTAATTAAGTATTTGTTAACTATTAAAATCTCTCCACCAACAACACGTCTATTAAATAAGGCCGAGTGTGCTGGTTCTGTCATTTCAAAAGAACCTGTAATTTTAGCCGAAGATGCCACAGGCATTTGTGCCGTGAACAAAGAGTTACATACCCCGTATTTTTTAACATCTTCTTTTAATTGTTTCCAATCCCAAAAACCTGATAAATCGTTATCTTTTAATCCCCACATATCAAATTGGAATTCTCCTTTTGACATTGGTGACCCTTCAAAGAATTTATATGGTTGGTATTCTTCAGTTTTACATAATTCATTACTTTCACTGATTGCAGCATAATAGATTGTTTCAAAAATATCTTTATTCAATGACTTTGCTTCATCAGAAGTAAAAATATAATCCATTAAATAAAATACGTCAGCAAGTCCTTGAGTTCCAATAGCTATTGCTCTTTGTTCAAGACCACCTTTTCTACCTTGTTCAGTTGAGTAACTATTAATATCAACAACTTTATTTAACGCTCTAACAACCTTTCTAACTTCATTATATAACAAATTAAAGTCAAACTTACCATCATTAATGAAGTTCTTCAATACCATAGAAGATAATGTACAAATTGCCGTTGTGTTTTCATCGGTAAATTGGTAAATTTCATTACACAAATTAGATTGTTTAATTACACCAATATTTTGGTGATTTGTTTTCTTATTTGCATTGTCTTTAGAGCATAAATAAGGAACTCCTGTTTCTATTTGAGATTCGATTATTTTATTCCAAATATCTTGGGCTTTAACTTTTTTACCAATACCCTTACTCACCGCTAATTTATAATTTTCTTCGTATTCATCCCCATAACATTCTTGTAATGGTTTAATCCCGTTAGTTATAATATCGTTAGGGCAGAATAAGTACCAACTATCGTTATTTTCAACCGCTCTCATAAAATTATCTGGAATCCAAAGGGCCGTAAATAAATCACGAGCTCTCATCTCTTCTGAACCTGTATTCTTTTTAATCTCCAATAAATCGATAATATCTTTATGCCAAGGTTCAATATAGATAGCCGCGCTACCTGGTCTACGACCTTGTTGGTTAAAGAATCTAAGTGACTCATTAACAATTTTTAAGTACTTTAAAAGTCCTCCTGCAAATCCGCCTGAACTTGAAATTCTACTTTCTTTACTTCTAATGTTTGACATAGAAAGCCCGATACCCGCTGCATCAGAAGAATACGTTGATATGTCATTTAAAGTCCCTAATAATCCACTACGTGAATCTGAATTATTATAGTGTAACACACAAGACGCTAACTGAGGTGTTTTTGTACCCGCATTAATCATGATTGGTGTTGCTGGTGAAATTAACTGATTTGATAATGAGTTGTAATATTCTACCGCTTCTTCAAATGTCTTAGTCACCCATAAGGCAACTCTCATATACATGTGTTGTGGTCTTTCAATCACTTTACCATTAGATAGCTTTAACAAATACATTTCTTGTAATGAACGCCAAGCAAAATAATCAAAATTATAATCATTCTCATGATTAATTACATTATCAATGTTTTCTGAACCATATTTTTCAATAGTCTTTATTAATACCTCATTAATAATACCATTTTCATTTAATTCCATCATTGTTTCAGTAAAACTAGGGTTAGTTTCTTTATGATATGAAGATATTGCAACTGAAGAGGCTAATCTTGAGTAATCGTGATGACTACCTGTATAAGCCGCAGCAATTTCGTATACTAATTTATCTAACTCTTTTGTAGTAATACTACCCTCAGTAGGTACTGAAGTAATAACTTTAATAAAAATTTCATCAGAATTAACATTTAACCCTTTAGCCGCCCTTTTTACTCTCTGATAAATTTTTTGAGGATTAAAGGACACCTCATCACCCCCTCTTTTTTTAATCTTTAATGACATCATATTTTTTTAGTTAAAAATCATCCGTAAATGATAATGTTTCGTTCAATTTAGCTTTTTGGTATTCCATAGTTCTTGATTCAAAGAAATTACCTTTTGTTTCTACCGCGATTTGTTCCATGAATTTAAATGGTTGTTCTACGTTAAATTCTTTTTTACATCCAAGTTTAAGTAATAAACCATCAGTAACAAATTCAAGATATTGTTTCATTAGGTTCGAATTCATCCCAATTAAAGATATTGGTAATGACTCAAGAATGAATTCCTTTTCAATCTCTAATGCAGATAATAAAATTTCTCTAATTCTTTTTTCACTTGGTTTGTTTTCAATGTGATTATTCAATAAATGAATTGCGAAGTCACAATGTAAGTTCTCATCTTTGAAAATCAAAGTGTTAGCATTACATAACCCTTGTAAAATACCTCGAGATTTTAACCAAAAAATTGCACAGAACGAACCTGAAAAGAAGATACCTTCAACCGCAGCAAAAGCGATTAATCGTTCTTCAAAGGTCGAATTCTCTATCCAATCTAACGCCCATTTTGCCTTTTTTTGTACCGCAGGTAATCTATCAATAGCATGAAAGCATTCATCTTTTTCTTGTGGGTTTGATACATAGGTATCGATAAGTAACGAATACATTAATGAGTGAATATTCTCCATCATTAATTGGAATCCGTAAAAGAATTTTGCCTCAGGGTATTGAACTTCCTTTAAGAAGTTTTCTGCCAAATTTTCATTAACAATACCGTCGGATGCCGCAAAGAATGATAAGACGTTTTTAACGAAAAATCTTTCATTATCTGATAGGTTTTCCCAATCTCTAATATCATTTGACAAATCAACCTCTTCTGCGGTCCAAAACGCCGCTTGGTGTTGTTTATAATATTCCCAAATATCGTCATGTTCGATTGGGAAAATAACGAATCTATTTGGATTCTCTATTAAAATTTTTTCCATGTTTTTTTCTTAGTTTTGTGTTTGTTGTTTTTCTTTTCTTTTATCTAACAAATCTTTTATTCTTTGTCGATTTCTTTCTTCGGTCTGTTCTTCTAATCCTAAAAATGTTACCGAACTTTCAGTGTCAATCTCCAACATACCATTGTCAAATTTACAATTCTCAAATACAACCCCATCATCACCAATACGTGATTTAGTAATTGCAATAGTCGCTAATTTCATTTCTTTTTGTTGTAGAGATTTAGCAACTGTAATAATTACGTGACCAACCTGAGCTTTTTTGATTGAACCACCCATTTGGTCTGTAGTAACCACATCCGAAGAGATTGAACTTCTATTACCCTGAGTTGCAGTCCATCCGACTAAATCTAACTCATGACACATTGATTCAAATGCTCTCATAACCGAACCTTCAGATTTCCATTCGTCACCTAAATTCCTATCAGGAACAACACAGTCAATGTAATCTAATAATACCATATCAACTCTTACCCCATCCGCAATCATTTTTCTAATTTGATTTTTGATTTGTAACATAGTCATCGTATCAGATGGTAGTTTCTTTAAGATTAATTTATTGGTCATTGAATCTTTTACTTCTTGTACTTTAACCATAACTTCATCTTTCCTTAAAGACAATTCATCAGGATGAATTTTCGTCCATAAAGTAATGTGTTTTCTTTGAATAATCTTTGGGTTATCCTCAAAAAATATTTGAAGTACATTATACCCTAAATTAAAGGCGTGATTTGCAACTTTTGTTAGTAGTGTTGATTTACCGACACCTGTAGGTGCCAGTACCACACCAATTTCCCCTTTAGCCAAACCACCTTTTAAGAGTCTATCAATACCTGGAATACCCATTGGTATAGGGTGTCGATAATCCTCGTTTAAAACCTCATCTAAATTAAAGAAAACGTCAGATTGACCATCTTCTCTTTCTCCAACTTGTAAAGCGTTTCTTACTAACTGTTCTACCTTATCGTAGTTCTCAAATTCACCACTATCGATGATTTTTTGAGCTTTATTCATTACTTTCTGTAACTCTTGTTGTTTACAGAATTTCATAGACTTTTCCTGAACAAATTCACCTCCCTCAAGTGGAGCGTCTTTAATTTTATTAATTGTATCAATAACAATTTTTGAAGCCAACTCCTGTTGTAATTCAGATTTGGTGATTTGTTCTAAAGTGTCAAATGTTGGTGTATGTTCATACTTTGCGTAATGTTCTTTAACCATCTGAATGATGATTTTAAAATATTTGTTTTCAAAGTAATTTGTTTCAATCACATCAAGAATAGACCTCGCAAAGTCTTTATCGATAATGATTTGGTTTAATAATTGTAGCTGAAATCCGCTACCTAGATATTCGAAATTTTTGTTTGACGCCATAGTTTTTTCATTGTTGTATTTGATAAATATTAACCTTTTAAAGGAAGTCCGAGGTACTCGAATGTTAAATTTTTAGATGAAAAAATGTCAGTCAAGGACATAAGTAAGTTTTTTAGGTGTGGGCGTACATCTACGGTGTATCTTATCTTAGGCGGGTATATTTTTGCGTCGAACTGTCTATGACAAATTGTCACATCGCCCATCTTAATATACGCATTAAAATACTCAGGCCCATCAATATACGATGTGTCTAAAACCGCAGGGTTGTTAGTAATTTCATACTGATTGTCCATCATGTAAGATACTGTTTTCATTTTAAGTTGATGCTTAATGTCATCACTAAAATTAAATAACAACTCATAGAGGTCTAATGAGTTTTTGGCGTCAGGATTAAACTCCCTAACATTAAAAAATCTTTGTACTATGATGTTATCATTTACCATCATTAAGAATTCTAATTTTGTTGATTCTTGTTCTTTCATATTTATTTTATTTGTTTGTAATTTCTTTTTTCTTTTCTTGTTAATTTCATGAATGGTCTAACAAAGTTAACCCAAGCATCGTCACCTTTTGGTAGGAACTTAAAGAACCCATCTTTCATCATCATCTTTAAAAGATTTTTATATCCTCGTCCATCGGGGTCTAAACTTTCTCGATAATATAATTCAACTAATTCTTTTGCCTCATCAGTTATTAATGGTTTTGACAAATCTACTATTTTTTCATTAATAATAAAAAATTCTTCACCGTATACCCCTGTTTTGGTTTTACCTGATAATAAATTTTGTAATACTTTATTATCTTTATCTTCCTTTAAAAGAGTCTCAGCCTTTATTAAAATATCGGTAATAGTTACCGTTCGGTCAAGTAGTTCAGGGAATAATTTAACTAAAGTTTTCTCCCCTAAATAATAAATTCCGTCTATATTATCTGACTTATCTCCCGATAATATTTTATATGTTTTAATATTCTGATGTGGGAATTCATGGAATTGAATCTTTATCTTATCACCGTTTTTATAAACTTGTTTTGAGTTTGGGGAATAGATTGACACCTTATCTGAAATAAGTTGTGTCAAGTCTTTATCTCCCGAAAAAATGGTTTTAATTTCGTCTTCAGATATTTGACAATAGTATGCGATTAAATCATCTGCCTCATTATTATCAATGACGATTTGTCTAACGAACATTTCTTCCAAATACTGTTTAATCCTCTCCTTTTGTTCATCAAAGGAGTCTTGTTTAAACTCATTGAAATCACTTCGTCTGTGTTCTTTATATTGTGGATAGATAAGTCTTCTTGCTGATGAGTTACTAATGCCATCCCAAAACAC